TTTAGAAAGTTAAGTATTGAAAACACCTCAGTTAAACGATAAATATCAAGCACTAGGTAATGACAGTAGGTATTTTGTAACTACTGGTGGGAGGGGTAGTGGTAAGTCTTTTGGAGTTACCTCTTTCCTTGCACTGCTTACTATGGAGAAGGGTCATAAGATATTGTTTACTCGATATACTATGACCTCTACAGCTAATTCAATTATCCCTGAATTTATAGAGAAGATTGAACTGTATGGTATTGGTGAGCATTTTAGAATAACTAAAGATGAGATTATAAATATCTCCACAGGAAGCTCTATTATGTTTAGGGGTATCAAAACCTCAGCAGGTAACCAGACAGCCTCTCTAAAGTCCTTACAAGGAGTTACAACCTTTGTATTGGATGAAGCAGAGGAACTTATTAATGAAGATGATTTCGATAAGATTGATCAGTCTGTACGTTCTAAATCTAAACAGAACAGGGTTATATTAATACTTAACCCTACCACTAAAGAACACTGGATATACCAAAGGTTCTTTGCAGCTAAAGCAATCAAGAGTGGATGGAATGGCTGGAAAGATAATATCACTTACATACATACTACCTTTAAGGATAACCTAGATCACCTATCAGAGTCCTTCTTATTCCAGATAGAAGAGATTCGTAGACGTAGACCAGACAAGTACAACCACCAGATATTAGGTGGCTGGCTTGATAAAGCTGAGGGTGTAGTATTCACTAGATGGGATATTGGTGCTTTTAATGAGTATTTACCCTCTATATATGGTCAGGATTTTGGGTTTTCAGTAGATCCTACGGTCCTTTTGAAAATGTCTATAGACAAGGATAGGAAGAAGATATATCTAAAGACACAATATTGCAAGGTAGGTTTATCTACAAAAGAGATAGGTGAACTTAACAGGAGATATGCAGGTGATGAACTTATTATATGTGATAGTGCAGAGCCTAGACTTATACAGGAGCTCAAGATATATTGTAACATTAAACCTACAATAAAGAAGCAGGGTAGTATCCTAACTGGGATAGCCTTGATACAAGATTATGATTTAGTGATTGACCCTGAATCTACAGAGTTAATCAAGGAGCTTAACAATTATGTTTGGCACAGTAGGAATGAAAGACCTATAGATAAATGGAATCACCATATGGATAGTATGAGGTATGGTGTTCAATATTTTTTAGCAAATATAAATAAAGGAAGTTATGTTATCCGATAAAAATATAAAGAAATGTTGGAGATGCAAAGAAATAAAGATTATAGAAGACTTTCACAAGAACAAAAGACAAAAGGATGGTTTTAGCGACGAATGTAAGAGTTGTAAGAACAAATATATATCTGAATACAGAAAAAACAACAAAGATAAGATAAACGCATATCGTAGAGTATATAGTAAGAATAGAAGAAAAAATGATCCTCTATACAAATTCAAGAAGAATTTAAGAACAAGAACTTCTGTGGCTTTTACCACTAAGTACTGGACTAAAAACTCTGGCAATATAGATATGCTTGGCGCTGATTATCAAACAGCATTTAAATATATTGAATATCAATTCACTGACGGTATGGCTTGGGGTAATCACGGTGAATGGCATATAGATCATATAATACCCTTATCTTCAGCTAAGACGAAAAAGGAAATGCAACAGCTTTGTCACTACACAAATCTTCAGCCACTTTGGAAAGAAGAAAATTTATCGAAGGGCAGTAAAATTTTGTAGATTATTAAACATAGTACCCTCTTGAATATAGTGGGTCTTCTTAAACGCAATCGGTATCGTTAAACATAGTAGGTTCTTAAACATAGTAGGTTCTTAAACATAGTAGGGTTTTTTGCCCTTTGATTGCATTTTGCAAGTAAACGATTTAAGCCCTTCAAATTTCTTTTATGTAGGGTTATACCTAAAAAGGTATAGAGTCTCTTAAATCGTCTCCAAATAGCTTTCACGTTGATTTTATTAGTAACACAAAAAAAGTGATAATTGATAGGTAAAAAAAGTTTCATTTCCCTTGTATATTAAAAAATAATATTGCACGCGCGTACCTTAATTATATCTTTACTATTAAAAATAAATTGTTTATTATTTGTTAATTATTAAATTATTTGTATATTTGAATAAGTTTAACTAATAACACAAAACAAAATGAAACTTTTAAAATTACTTAATCAATTTACTTTATTATTTACACTTTTATTTTTAGCCTATATTATAGGGCAAATTTTAAGAGCTATTTTTTAACCAACTAAAAACTAAAGAAATGAATCAACAACAATTATTTAAGGAAATTACCAGCGGTAAAATTTTTACGGCTGAGTTTATTAAGAAAGATAAAACTAGACGTGTAATTAATTGCCGTACTAATGTAAAAAAGTTTACTAATGGCAAAGGGTTAAATTTTGATCCTATTGCTAGGAATTTACTACCTGTTTACGATCTAAAAGCAAAAGATTATAGATTTGTAAATTTGTCTACTCTAATTAGTGTAACTATAAAAGGACAAAAGTATTTTATAAACGATATAATTATAAATGATAGTATTAATAAAATTAATGAACTAAATAAAATTATATTAAGATGAGCTACACAATACCAAAGAACCTTTTGAGTAAAGGAATAACAAACGCAAAGACAGTAAAAAATAATTTAGATACTTTTATACTATATCTGGCCCCGCACAAACAAAACGCAAAAGGAGTAAACGTTTGCCCTGCTGCGTCCGCTGGTTGCGTCGCTGCTTGCTTATATAGTGCGGGGCGTGGCAAGTTTTCTAATGTCCAGAAATCGAGAATAAACAAAACTAATTTTTATATTAGTAACAAAAGTTTATTTATTAAAAAACTAGCTACCGAAATATTAAGGGAATATACCAAAGCTAAAAAGAAAGGTATTAAAATTGCTTTTCGTTTAAATGGAACCAGTGATTTAGATTTTGTTTACTTGCTGCAAAAATACGCTGGCTTAGATATTAGCACCTTAAAAGACGCTGCAACGTTTTACGATTATACTAAATTGATAGGTAAGATTAAAAAGTATCTTAATCACCCTAATTATTTTGTGACTTTTTCCCGCTCAGAGATAAATGAAAGTGTAGCTATAGCGGTGCTTAATATGGGCGGTAATGTTGCTGCTGTTTTCTCTAATAACTTACCTAATTATTGGCGGGGCTTTAAAGTAATTGACGGGGATAAATCAGACCTTGAAATGCTATACTATAAAAATGTAGTATTAGGGCTCAAAGCTAAAGGAGATGCTCGTAAAGACTCAAGCGGCTTTGTAATAGAAAGCAAAAAGGACATATTAATAAAACAATTAAAAGAAATATAATGGAAGATAAAAACTATACAATTGAAATATATTGGAATGTAGATGACATTTTAAGTATAGATGATACGTTAACAATTGAGGAATGTATTGACGTGCTGGATTTAGCACAAAACAACCACGATTCAAATTATGGAATTAATTGGGATACTCTAAAAGGGTGGATTGAGTATATAAAAGAAGCAAAATAAACAATATGAAACGAGAATTTATAGAAATTGTTTCAAATTGCTGCGGGGCTTCTTTGCTCCCAATTGAAACGGATATTTGTACCCAGTGTTTTGAGCACTGCGACCCAATAGAACTAATTTAATAACTAATAAAATAAATATAATGAAAACAAAAGAAAATAAATACCCATATTTGGGAGCGTACGAAATTGAGCAAGTAAAGAAAGAAAGTACAGAGGAAATACTTGATAGGCTCAACAGTAGTGAAAAGAAATATAAACGCCTTTATTGGGAGCTTGACCACTACGGCAAAGCCACGATATTAATTAGTAAAGGTGGGGCAATAGTACAGAACTTGAACTTTAATGAGGATACAAACCCGCACGGGTTAAGAATAGACGAATTAAAAAACGTTGCTAATAATTTAGAGAAACTTTACCAGGATTATGAAAGCAATATCGAAAGCACAATTATATTAAAAAGTGAATGGGACGAAAGATAATATTTGTAGTTGCTGCAATAAAGAAAATAATCCAGATAACTTTCTTTGTGAGTATTGTGGATTTTATATGGATATGTCAATAGCTCTTGACGATACGTTTAACTTACCAATAATAATAAATAAGGAATGAAATATATTAAGAAACTAAAAGAAACTTTTTATTCTGTTGAAATAGATAATAAATACTTTCTATCTAATATGAACGGAATAAATAAACGGATAAGTTTGGAAGACTATTTGAAACTTATTGAAGACAATTAAAATACCTTTTTTTGTTTTGTTTGGATACCCTTGTAAATTAATTTTTACGGGGGTATTTTTTTGGATATATTTTAAACTTAATTTGTTGATTCACAATATAGTTCATTATCTGTAGTATACCGCCCTCTCTCTTTTTCATCCTCTATTTAAGCCCCCTTACAGCGCTCCTAAGAGACTTTAAACTTAATTTAGTAGCTAGGGTTCATTTGGGGGTAAAGTTGCTTAAATGGACGTAAAATGAATGCCCGGTTTGACAAGGTATCAGGTTTTGGAAAATCACCCACTTTTGGGTTATCTAAAATCAGAAAATCAAACCGAATTAAGGAGTGTTTGAGAAAAGAATATAGTTGGGGCTTTCCTGACTTGGGGTTTATGATAACCTAGAGTTCTCTAAAGATATAGTTTACTATAGAGTTAATAGCCCACTTATTGTGGTCTATTGGTTATCTGTAGATATAACTGACTTTTATACAAAGTGTTTTATTTTCAAAATGGTAACCTTCATTCCACAGGGGGGTTACCTATTTGTTACTTTTATATTTGTAGTACAAAACACAGGCTCTATAGTTATATAGGTATGAGTCAGAAATTTACTTTATCAGTACCGAAAGAATTGTCCGCAGTTACATTACAGCAATATCAGAAGTACCTTAAAGTTATGGAAGATAATGAAGGTGCAGAGGATGTAGAATTTATAAATCTAAAGATATTAGAGATATTTTGTGGAGTATCATTAAAGGATGCTTATAATTTACCTTTAGCACAGTTCTCTACAATAATTAGTCACGTTGTTGACATATTTAAGGAGGAGACACCTCTACAGAGGGACTTTACCTTAACAGACCCTAACGGTGATAGTGTAACATTTGGATTTATACCTAAGCTAGATGATATTAGTTTGGGGGAATTTGTAGATTTAGAGAACTATATTGCTGACTGGCAAGATATGCACAAGGCTTTAGCTGTGCTATACAGACCTGTAACCTTTAGAAAAGGGGAATTATACCTTATAGAGGACTACGAAGGCTCTGATAAGTATTCTGAGATAATGAAAGATGCGCCAGTAAATGTAGCTTTAGGTGCAACTGTTTTTTTTTATCGTTTAGGGAACGCTTTATCGGACTATTTGATGGACTCTTTAACTCAGGAACTGATGAAGGATCAAGAGATGGTGGAGCATTTGGAGAAAAATGGGGGTGGTATCAATCAATATATGCAATCGCTAAAGGAGATATCACAAAATTTAAAGAGATTGCAAAACTATCGGCTGCCGAATGCCTAACGTGGCTAGAGTTTGAGAAAGAGAAAAACGACTTAGAAGCAAAATTAATAAAACAAAAGAGTAAATGAGACAAGTATATACCGTATTAGATAAGTTAAGGTTGAAACTAAAAGAGAATGGGATTACTAATACAGTAACTTTTGGAGATATCTTAGAGGTTGATTTAGATAAGACAACTATATATCCACTAACCCACATTACTTTAGGGAATGTAGTGTTTTCACCTCATATAATTACAACCACTATACAATTATTTTGTTTAGATATAGTCGATAAGACTAATGAACTTACTGATGACGATATATTCTACGGTAATGACAACTTGCAAGACATATTAAACACACAATTACAAGTAGTGAATGATATTCAGCAGGAACTAAGGAGGGGTGGCCTGTTTGATGACAACCTACAGTTAACCGCTGATATTACAGCTTCTCCTTTTATGGATAACTTTGAAAATCAATTAGCTGGCTGGGCAGTAACTATCAATATAGAAATGCCTAACAC